CGGCGCGAATCTCGTCGGTGCGAATCTCTACGGTGCGAATCTCGACGGTGCGAATCTCTACGGTGCGAATCTCTAAGGTGCGTATCTAGACGGAGCGAATCTCGTCGGTGCGAATCTCGTCGGTGCGAATCTCGACGGTGCGAATCTCTACGGTGCGGATCTCGACGGCGCGAATCTCGTCGGTGCGAATCTCGTCGGTGCGAATCTCGACGGTGCGAATCTCTACGGTGCGAATCTCGACGGTGCGAATCTCTACGGTGCGAATCTCGTCGGTGCGAATCTCGTCGGTGCGAATCTCGACGGTGCGAATCTCTACGGTGCGAATCTCGACGGTGCGAATCTCGACGGTGTTCCGCTTCCTATGTATTGCAAATGGCCGGTGATGATTGTTGACGACACAAAAGTGAAAATTGGCTGCAAAGTAAAAACAATTGAAGAATGGGACGCTTGGTTTTCAGGATCAGAAACTTTCAGTACTGCAAGGGATAGCGAAGAATTCAAGAAAATTACTGCGATGTACCAAGCTGCACGATCATACATTAATATAATGACAACATGAAAACACCGATACCACTAGAACTAACCCTTTGTGAGCAATTGCCATGGGGGTTGAAAATACATGATTCAATGCAAGAAAAAGAATTTTTGCTTTCAGATGATTATTTTAGAGGCATTCCAACAATCATTAACGATTTAGGTCGTTGCATACTTGAACAGTGCACGTTGGATGATTATTTAAAACCCATCTTATTCTCCATGGACTGTTTAACCAAGGAAATAACCCTGAAGGACTACAATGATGGGAAGCCGTTTGTGCCTATTATGGAGTTGGCTAAAACAAATCCAAAGTTTATTTGTGAAGGAAGTATTATAAGAATAGCTGGAGATAACATTGCTATAATCATTGACGATATAAATGGTGTGGGAAAAGCAGTTTTTTTACGAAATCCTTATAAAAATAGTCTGTTGACTATAGATTTTCTAAATCGGTTGCACTTCAACACCCGGAACCTATCGCCTGACCAATTTGTAAACGCCTACGGGCTTAATGTGTATTGATATGGGAAAACAAAAGTACTGCTACGTAATAGTGAATAAAGAAAATGGATCTCTGTTAATCAACAGTGTAGTACTTCCAATTTACTGGCGAAAGAACGTAGCAAGTGTAATATGTAAAGAATTCAATAATTATATTGTTCATAAAATAGAACTTGATAAAATTGAAAGATTGATATTAAGTTCAAAACCTATTTAACATGGAAAACACGAAAGAGGCAGCAAATAGAATTCGGCTGGGTGAAATTAATTGAAGGGTAAAACACTAGTACACAGCCACATAATTTTATTTTTGAAAATATTTTAAAATTAGGTAACAATTTATTTGCATAATAAATAATAGTTACCTATATTTGTAAGGTAATCAAAAACGAAAAGATATGAAATCAGAAGTAGAATTAAATAAAGGATTGATAAGAGTGTCAGACACTCTTTACTATATTGACTCAGAGAACAATGAAAAATTTATTGTTCTATCTGTAGATGAAATTGGATTTAAAGCAATTGATTCAGAAGACAACATTGATATGTTTATTTTTTCGGAATTACAAACAGGGTGGCATATATCTGACAGGACTAAAATAACCCATGAGATTCTTGATAAGTTCATTTACAGATAAAACCCACCGTTGGGCGACAACGTTAAGCGCACTAATTAAGAAAAACGAAAGACATGAGAAAAGGAAAAAATCAAGCAGGAAATAACTTTTACGGAATAAAAGTCGAACATTTTGTAACATTAAGTTCGTTCGCCAAAGCATTATGTGAATACGCCTACAATAAGAATGAACAAGTAAGTATTATCCGATGCCTTAAAAAATCAGAGGCGATGGAAATTCTTAAAGAACGTCTATTCTTTTACGGAGGCAATGGGGAACTGGGGGAAGAAAATTTAGATACGGATAAAATCGACGCCTATAACAATCTGTACGCTGAGGCAATTAATTGGGTAAAGAAAAACTACCCCTATTTATACAACGATTAAAAATAAAGTTATGAAAAACGGAATTCACCCCCACGGCAGAAAATTCAAAACATGGGTTTTCTGCCACGGACTAAAAATATACCTTGGATTGGTACCTACTATTAATGAAGCGGAGACAAGGCAGAAATTATACAAAGAATACTTTGGAATAGTAACCAAAAAAGGGAGACCTAAAAAACAAACATCATGAAAAAATTATTACTTATCGCTTTATTGATCCCTGCGATGGGATCGTCGCAATTGCTTTATAATTGGTATCCTGCCAATCCTGGGTGGACAGCGAGCAATCCAAACGGAACACATATCAATTATCAGCCTACCATTCCAACGGCTGCACCTGGCGGTACGGTATCGACAAATGGGGCGAATGTGGGATATACAAACAATCGAAACAGCACATACACAAGCGGGGCTGTTTCTTATTCCTGCGGGGTGTCTCAATATGTTCAGGTCAATATTACTCTTGATGTTGATTTAGAAAATCGTTTTGATTGGCTCTACTTTCAATATTCAACAGATGGTGGAACTACTTGGATAAATCCGGTTGCTCAATACCCTCAGACTAACCAATCAGGGAAAAATTTATCGGCTTTTGGGTTAGGCACAAACAACAGGAATGGATTCACCGGTTTAATGGGAATAATAAACCGGGCATATATTATCCCTGAAACTGTTAACCGGTTCCGATGGGTATTTGCAACTGATAATACGGTTAATTCATGGTTTGGAGGCTATTATTACGTAGACATCTTATCTTTTAGTGTCTCCTGCGTGGCATTACTACCCGTAGAGCTCATTTCGTTCAACGGTCGGCCTGATGGAACCGGAAATATTTTAGAGTGGAGCACAGCCACGGAAACAGACAACGACTATTTCACAATTGAAAGATCTGCTGACGGTATTTCATGGGAGACGATTGGAACTATTGTAGGCACAGGAACATCAAATGTGACCAACAATTACACGTACACAGACAAATCACCTGATAACAGCATAGTGTATTACAGGCTTTCTCAAACCGATTTTAACGGTAATGTTACTGACCATGGGATAATTTCAGTTCAACGACCTACCGAAGAATCACCTTTGAAATACATTAATATTCTTGGTCAGGAAGTACCAGAGGAAAAGGCTGATTTCATCGTATTTCCGTCTGGTAAAGTTGAGAGGATTAAAATAAAAATACAGTAGCAACCAAAACGAATAAACTATGGAAAGAGAACATTTATACCGTGGAAAGCGACTACACGGCCCTGAACTAAGATATAATGAAATAACAGAAGTACTTGATCAAGTTTCGGGTGAGTGGATAGAGGGGGATTTGATTAAAGACGGGGATAAGGCATATATTGGTAGTTTCATTAGAATGGTGTGGCCAATTCCACAGGTTAGCTATACGGATTTTTACGAAACTATACCAAAATTAGAAATGAGAGGCGTTCCCGTCATCCCCGAAACGGTCGGACAGTTTACGGGCTTATTGGACAAAAACGGAACAAAGATTTTTGAAGGGGATATCATTTCTAATTTTGGACTTAAATCAAATCATGTTTGTGAGTTCATAAATGGTGCATTTGGCTATTACATAGATGCAGATGATTTCGTTTCATTTAGCGAAAACGGCTGTAATTTTAAATGTATTGATGGACAATCATCAAACATTGAAGCAACCGGAAACATCCACGACACTCCTAAATAGATATTTTTTGTACATTTGAAAAACAAAATTTAAGAACCATGAAAAAGGCTACAAAGCAAACTTCGCCAAAACCAAAGTCAGCCCCAGGAATAGGAGGCAGACCCCCGAAGCGCAAACCCCCTGTTAAAAAGTAATGACAAGGGCAACAAGGATAATTTACGGGCTATCTATCTTCGGGTGGATAGCTTGTTTTTTACTATGGAAATACTACGGTGTTTGGGTTTATGAAATCGGAACATCAATAGTGATTTTCGGGGCAACACTCACAAACATGATTGCAGCCAAAACATTTAGGGACACTCATTGGATATGGGTTTTCGGATTTTTCGTGGCCTGCAACAACCTTATGGATGAGTTATTTTTTAATCCGGAGGAATTTTCATGGAATGAATACATAATGGCAGCACTTACCTTGTCAGTTTTAATCTACCAAAATTTTCACAACAAAAAACAAAATAAATGAAGGAATGGCTAAAGATCGGAGGATTTGAATTATCTTTCTTAATTATAGGAGCAATATCAGGACTAATAGCTATGAATAGCGAAGAACATAGAAAAAAAACACGTTGGGAAAGGTTCATTGTTGGCCTTTCAGGATTTTCATGTGCCTGTTTCGTAACTCCGGTTGTTGTTTGGGGCATTGAATTAACATCAAATGTAATCGTTCCTCCAATTGTACAATGCGGTATAGCGTTCGTTATTGGTCAAATGGGGTTAGGCGCCGTTAAAATGGCTTTCAACCTAATAGTTCAGTTCAAGAAATTCCGCGATGAGAAGACAAAGTAGATTTTACATTTATTTTATTGCCTCAATGGTCTGCATTTCATTGTTCTTTGTATCAACTTGCAGCAAGAACAAAAAGGTTGAAAGCCATAAACTAATACCCAAAACTGAAATGAAAAAGATAGAAACAAAGATCAACAATGCCTACGCAGAAGTTGAAAACAAAAAGAAGTCTTCTGGGTCGTTTGATTCGAAGATTCATACCCTGTACTCAGAATTCAGGGACAGAGTCAACAAAAAAGACACCGCAAGAGCGGTTTTAACGGCCGACACCTTAATACGTCTCCAAACAAACAAAATAACCGTCCTGAATAGCGTTATTGAAGCTCAGGACACGCTTGTTAGTCTGTTAGCCACGGAAAATAAGATGTTGAAATTCAATGTAGCCATTTTCGAAGGAGAAAAACGCAGAAAGGTATGGAAAACAGTTGCTATATCGGCAGGGTCTGTTTTAGCAACATTGGGAATAATTGAACTTTTCACAAAATAACATCATGGCATTTGACGAAAAATACAAAGGCGTAACGATCACAGGAAGCACTTTTCCTGATTCGCCATACAACAATAACGTACGTATATCGTTCACCGATGAAATGGTAAAGGAGTATATACCTGAAATCAACAAGGTAATGGCTAATTATCCAAGAGGCTTCAAGTTGTTGCTCATTATCATGGCGCAAAAGGAAGGATTCTATAAAGGTACTCGGTCGTATAGGACAAACAACCCTGGGAATATTGGAAATACCGATTTAGGCGCAAATAAACAGCTTCCAACACTTGGATCGGGAATCTTAGCCCAAAAGGAGTACATTGAAAAAATTATTTCAGGAAAGCACAAAGCTTATCCGATGGGTAAAAAAGTGGTCATTGCACCATATTATTCCCCTGAGATCGCAAGAAACTCACGTAGTTATGGTATGTCTCCGTGGTTGCCGGGATATAAATTCACGTTTACTGGACAGCTAGATCAATTCGTAAAGATTTATTCTACCGGGGCGCGTGGAGGCAATTCATACATCAATATGATTGTTTCATTTTTCAAAAACCATGGTATCGAAATCAAACCGGAATCAAAAATACAGGACATAATTAAAATTGAATAATATGAACGAAGCATTGACACTTTTAACTGATTTGGTAAACGCCACCGATCGGTATTGGACACCGGAGAACACGGAGGCGGCCGAATCACTTCCGCATTCAGAAGAATACGAAACGGCTTTAAACAACGCTAAGGCGTTTATTTCATCGCAAGAATCTTAGGTTGTTCTGACTGGAGACAGAACATTAGCCCGGACGTTCATTTGTTTCGGGCTTTTTTGTTATATTTACACCGATCATTCTTTTTTCAGTAGTTACAGGTTAGGTAAAGGCTTCTTTCGGGGAGCCTTTTTCGTTCGTCACAATTAACAATAAACTAAAATAATGATATAATTGTAATATTTTTATTGTTCATTTAAAAAGTTTTTATATCTTTGCTCTGTAACTAATAACTGAATAAAATGAAAATAACAGGAAATGAATCGGCCTATCCTATTTTGGCTACTAAAAATCATTTTGATAACCAATTCCCCATGCCTCCGCAACAAGGCTTAACAATCAGACAGGTTTTTGCAATGTCGGCTAAATTCGATGAAGATGAATTTAGCTTTAAAAATGATAAATCTATCGAATACTTTATAGGCCGTGTGGTTGATTGGAATGATATGACTGATAAGATAAATGCTTTAATCGAGGTAGAGGCAAAAATTAAAGTCATGAAAGCAGATGCCTTGATAGCCGAGCTAAACAAAGGCGCTGAAGCCGAAGAGGAAACAGTAACATCAACAAAAATACCTTTAAAGGTTCGTGTGCCTGATTTATGTGATGTTTGTTCTTATTTGACCCCAGGAAAAGAGTATCCGATTATTGAAATTGATGAATCTGTTTTTAACATCGTTAGTGACGAAGGGGATATTGTTATTTGCCGTTTCAAAGGCTGCCATCATCTTAACGGAGGCGACTGGATAATAACTGAATACAAAGAGGTATGAAAAATTTAAAAATCGAAATAAACCAAGACGTGTCCGGTATTTGCACCGGAACCCAAAACGGAAAATACGTTTTCTCCACTCACATAAAAGAGTACGCTGAAAGAATCGCTGATTGCGTTAATGCTTTGTCGGGGGCAGAACATCCTAAAGAGTGGATTGAACACCATGTGGGAAATGTAAAGGAAACATCCAATGATCAGACTGTGATTTGGGGGGTTGGGACGATATTCACCAACTCGGAAGATGAAACCGGTAAACTTTTTAGAATAGATAATATTATTTTTGGCGATGGTGGAGGTGTGTATGTTTGCCGCATAAACAGGACGCCAATAGCAACCTTTGAATGGGATGATGTTAACCGCTATTTTCAATCAGGTCATTGGACGGTGATTGAGGACGGTACACACGAAGCAGACTACAAAATAGGCGACCTAGTTCAGATAGCAAATTCCGTTTTACGGATAGGTGATATTTCAAAAAGTTCTGTTAGTTTACACGATACGGATGCAGATATTTTGAGAAGACGTATGGACAATGTGTATTTCATCAGGAAGATATATTCCGGAGAGTTCAAACTAATCAAAAAAGCCGAAATACTTTCAAGGAAGGAAAAAGATGGTAGAATAGAATTAACGGTAGAAAAACACGCGCCTGGTACAGAAATATTTGTTGACTTGAAATCAGACGAAATAAACCCTGAAAACCTTTTTAAAAATAGGTGGAATTATTCGTTCCCTATTTTTGAAAAAGAGGACAGTAACTTAATCGTTACTCATGATTTAAAAGTAGCTATAATCTTAAAAAACGCAAACCTCAAGTATCTCCAAAACGTCAAAACAATGACCGATTTATTAACCCTTGAAAGACTACTATCATGAGAGTACTAACCGTAAAACAACCTCATGTAAGCCTCATAATTGAAGGTATCAAGAATATCGAAAATAGGACGTGGAAAACTAATTTTCGTGGACGGGTTTTGATTCATGCAGGGGCAAAATATGATGATCGTCATAGAGATCACAGTTTGATTTTCACAAAGGATCAATTTACCGAGGTAGAACGATCAAACTTGTTAAATAAATCCCTTCCATTAAGCTCAATTGTCGGTTCCGTTGAAATCGTAGACTGCGTTATAAATCACCCGTCCGTTTGGGCTGAGAAAAGTTATATTGAACATGGAAACGAATCAGACGCAGACGCAGGATCTCACAATAATGAAACTATTTACAATTGGGTTTTAGCCAACCCGATCAAGTTTGATAAACCAATTGAAAACGTGAAAGGTAAGCTGTCGTTTTGGGAATACGATGCCTGTTTTAAATGTGGTGGAAAAACAAACGAAATTGATTGGGACGGTTTCTGTATGTACTGTGATTATCAAATAAAATCAATCAAATAACCAAATATTAATTTTCCATCATAAAGACTAAAAACAATAAAAATGCTATTAAATCAAGAGAAAAAAGCCCGGAAATGTATTAAGTCTCTGGCTATAAAAAAGGACGTTAAAATTAAGGATATTGCTGAAAAACTGAATATATCTTCAACGGTTTTGCATAAGAACCTTCAGAATGAAAGTATGAAACTTTCAACGTTCATTAAGTGCATTCAGGGTATTGACAAAGAGTACAAGGTGAACATTTATTTCAACACGCCGGAGGAATATCACATTCAGGTACTTTTCCATGACGTGGTACTCGAAAGCTTTTACATATACGAATCAAAAACGGAAAACCGATCATAAACCAAAATTACCGTTCGTCACAATTTCGGACTTTTCACCATCATTAACTCGTAAATTTGAAGTATGGAAAAATTAACAGCGAAAAAAGATTATTTTATGTCTTGGTCAGGCGAACAATTTCTAACGGAAGGAAAACAATACACCGTAGAGAATCATTATCCAAAAGATAAGCGTGTAGTTATAATCGACGATTTAGGCAAGGAACATTGGCTTGATATGTCTTATTTCAAAGAGAATTTATTAGCCAAACTGCTAAATCGTTTAGACGACGAAATTGAAGCCTGCCGTGTTTCAACTCATGGGGCGAATCACGCGGAAATTGAAAAAGCACTTGAAACAACCGCGGAGATTACACAATATCTGTGCGATCATACCACGGAGTTGGATTAATTCAAAAACTAAGAACATGAACGAAAGGAAATGGAATAGTGGATGTGTTACACACGAACACATATTAAAATCAGGTTTTATTATAGACAAAGAGCATACCGTATATGCCACAGGGGATGAGTTCACATTAATTGATTATTCAAAGGGAGGTGTGTTATTTCTAACTGGTGGATATTGGCATTATAAAATTAAAACGGGTGATGGTACTTTAGTTTGGGAGGGGTGGCCAAATTCGAATGAAGAATTTGATACGGTTATCAGTACTATTGAAAGTGAATTACAAAACGTAATAAATTAAAAACAAACCGACCGGGGGCGGTATATCCCCCTAAATTGGATGGTTGGCGGAATGTAGACGCGCTTAGGTGTCCTGAAATAAGGCACAGGGAAACCAGATGTTGCAGGTTCGAATCCTGCACCATCCACTTACTACGATGAAACAGGGGGCGCGCATCTGTAACGCGCATTAAAAAACGAAAAAGAATGAGTGCTTTAAATTTTTCAGAAATAGCAAAAAAACAAGATGAAATAGTACTGTCTATTATTGGGCAAAAAAATATTTCTGGGTTCGAAAAAGCCTATGCAATGAGTGATGCTATCGGTAAGTTAAAACTAATGCTTACTGATGAATACATGGCGCCAATCATGGCTTTGCAAGGAACACGACTAGGGTTCAAAACAGATAAAGACATGGTGAAACAAGGCGGGGTATATGTAAAAGGACCCGGATATCCAATAGATATTGTTCGCACCGTACTTATTGAAGCTGTTTTTTATGGTCTTCAACCCTGCGGAAACCAATTTAATATAATTGGGGGTAATATGTATCCTACAAAAGAAGGTTTGGCCATTATTCTTAATAAGTTCCCAGGACTTAAGTACTCAGTTGTTCCAAAACTTACGAAAGTAAGTAATGATAAAACATCTGCTATTGTTGATTCTACTATAAAATGGAATCTTAATGGGGAACAACAACAGGAAACTATTGAAATTCCTTTGAAAATTGATACATATACAAGTGTGGATGCAATTGTTGGCAAATCAAAACGTAAGTCATACGCTTGGCTATACGAGAGAATTACAGGTGAAAGCTGTCCTGAAGGAGAGGTAGAAGATATTCCTTTTGAGGAAATAAAAACACCTAATTCCAAAACGCTACCGCCGCTTCCAGACACCGAAATTCAAAACGCTATCAATGAGATAGTAGCCGGAAATACCACATTGGAAGCAATTAAACTAAAATTCACTGTATCCCCTGAGCAGGAGGACAAGATCAATAAAAACACAGCAGGGCAATGCTAAGACAGAAAATAAGAGCATCCGCGCTTGGTCGTATCATGATCGGCGCGGATCTTGCTGGAAAAACAAAGGGATTATCCGCAACTGACACAGTTACTTTGGATTCGATTTTGAAAAAAAAAGAATCAGGAAAACCTTTGACGGAAAAGCAGGAAATTGATTTGCCTAAGTTGATTTCTAAGCGGGATGAAATTGTTAAACCGTGTTTATCGGAAGGGGCTAAAACATACGTTCAAGACAAATGGTACGGAGAAGTGTATGAGTATCAAAAAAATTTCACCAACAAGTATACCCAAAAAGGTAAATCAAGCGTTGAGGATCGTTCTATTGAACAAACAGGAAGGCTTTTAGGGTATAACTTTGCGGTTAAAAACCTTGAATGGAAAGAAAACGACTACACGCATGGTACTCCTGATTGGCTCGTTAAGCAATTTGTCTTCGATCAAAAAAATGTCTGGGAACCAAAAGGACTCAATTTTTTTGATTCAAAACTTCAGGAAATATATGAGTGGCAAGTAAAAGCGTATTGCTGGCTTTTCGAAAAATCAGAAGGAGCGGTTATCCGTACACTAATGAACCCTTCAGAGGCTCAGATACGACAAGAAGCCAGGGCGTGGTGGATAGAGGCGTCAAATGAAAATTCATGGAACGATGTAATACCAGAATCATTTATTGATGAGGTAAGGGATGTGTTCGACTTTGAAGGGAAAAAACCAATTGAAGACAGGATAAACATTCTTCCTGTTTCGTTCACCGAAGAAGATCGTAAATTGATTATTCAGCAAGTCGATTTAATGAATGAATATTGGATTGAGCTGAACTCACTTAATGAATCAAAAAACATACAGGAAATACAATTTTTCAGAAACAAAAACTAAAGCCATGACAAACGAAGAAAAAAGATTACTCGAAATCGACCTGTGCCCACGGTTACCGTATGGGGTGAAAGCCTTATTTAAAGATGCAACTACAAAAGTTGCTATGGTAGCAAGAATATCAAATGACAAAATTTCGAGGATAACCGATAGCGGTTATGGATATTTTGATAGTACATACGAAAAGGTTACTCCCATCTATCGCCCGATGTCCGACATTACGAAGGAGATCACGCACAAGGGCGAAACTTTCGTGCCTGCTGAACGAATGGCCGTCAAATTTGAAATGAATGTCGTTGAATTAAATATTATAATTCAGAACTTAGAAAATGGAAAACTCATTAAAAACATCATTCGAGCCGTTATTGCTGAATGGCTAGAGGAACATCATTTCAATGTAAACGACCTTCCCGCTCACCTGTGGGTAGATGTGAATACGCTTGAAATTGATTGTTACGCATAAAATCACAAAATAATGAGAAAAATAATTCATATAGACGAATTGACCGATATTTGCGGATTTTTCAACTCAGAAACAAGAGTAAACAACTGTTACGGGTGTAATCATCCCGATCAAGAAAGCAGCGATATAGACGAAGATACAGGACTGAGACAGGGAAAATGCTATTCGTTTAGTTGCCCTGTTGCCACAGAAGCAGATTTGCAGGATTTGAAAGAATTGGACGCTGAACGTTACGAAGAATGGAAAGATGAGCCGTACGACCCAAGTGATAGCGGCGCTGAATTAATGATCGTTGATACCGAAACAAACCCGTACGCATGAGTAAACTCAATAAATGCCCTCATTGCAAAAGCGAAGAAGGATTCAAGATCATGATTTACCTAAATGGATACCAAGAGGAAAGCTATTCATTCAAAGGAATTTTAATGACCTGTGAAAGGCATCCATCAGATAATATTGAAAAGTATGCTGAATGTTTAAATTGTGGGAAAAGTATTGAAACAGACAAATTAAAAATGCCATAAACAAATTAAATAATTATCACATGAAAAAGTCAGCAAAATTTTCTGAATGCATGAAGTACAGGTACTCACTTACTAGAATATGGAATGATGATACTTTTAGTGCGCCATTATTAGTTTTTGTTGGGTTGAATCCATCTACCGCAGATGCTGAAAAAGACGACCCGACAATTAGAAGATGTATCGGATTCGCCAAAGATTGGGGTTACCGTGGAATTGTGATGCTAAATATTTTTGCTTACAGGGCAACAAATCCTAGAGAAATTAAAGATGTTCCAGATAAAATCGGAAAGTATAACGATGTTTTTTTGAATAATTTTGCAGGAGATAATAACTATGATGTAATATTTTGTTGGGGTGCGTTTCCCGAATATAAATGGAGAATGAACCAAGTCGAGAATATTTTTACGCATGGTAAACCGATTGCATTAAGCAAAGATGGTTTTCCAAGACATCCATTATATCTAAAAAAGGATTTACCTAATCCACACAAATAAAAATAATAATCAAATGGAAAAACAGCAAACACCTCTACAGGAAGCTATTAAAAAAGCACAAGGGGACTTAGAATTTTATAAGATACAAGTAAAATCAAATGTGTCTATTCCTGAAATGGATTTTTTTAAAGGTTCTATTTCAGCGACCGAACAACATTTAGGAATTCTAAGGTCTCTCCTGCCAAAGGAACAGAACAGCCACATTGATTTTGCAGCCGCTTATAAAAATGACTTCGTGCAATCGGATAGTTTCAAATCACCAAGAACATTTTTTAATGAATATTTCGAAACCGAATGAAAGCCCCTCGCAAACAAATCGATATAACCATCCGATACAACGACCTGGCAGAACTTAAGCGATTCATGGAAAAGATAATTGAATAAACGCACAACGAACGGGTACAGAAGAAAACTCCGGACATGGAATACCAAGTGAGGCTTTTGGATTTTGAACCAACACAGCTTTGGGAGGAAAAGATTATTAACGGCAAGAATTACGCAACTTGCTTTTCAAATTTTGAATGATGGAAAAAACCAACAAAGTATTATTTATCTGCGCTATGTATTTATTCGCAGGCGCACTAACGATTATCTGTACGCTTGTTCTTAGACGGTGTACGACTGAAAGACGGCTCGCAGAAGATAAGATTGAAAAAGAGCAGGAAAACCGATATATAAATCGTATAAATCGGCATGAATCAACTTTAAAAAACTGATTATGGAAATTGATAGGGGAATTATAACTACAGATATTCTTTTAAGATTAGGATTTAAAGAGGTAGACACGAACGATGATGGAGGCGATCATTTCTATTATCATTCAGAGTCAGATCTTGGCCTTGACAGAAACCTTCAACCTTATGGTGAGTGGGCAGTGAATCATGACATCGAATATGTACACCAACTTCAAATCCTTTTCTTCGCACATACTGGAAAAAAACTAATGTTCAATGATTATGAAAACTGAGGAAGAAATATTATCTGAGTATATTAAATCTCGTCACCCTGGCGATCATTTTTCGAAGGAACAAATAGAAGGAATAAGGGAATCAATTTGGTTTGATGTCTACATTCTTGATGTCCGAATTGAAGAATGGAAGAACAGTATAAATATATTTCAAAAAATATTCCATAGACTTTTCGGAAGGTGGATAACAGTTGTTCGGTTTAAATGGAAGCCAAATCCAAATTACAAACCCAAAGGTTAACTGATGAGGTCTCAATGACCGAAACGCCGTAACTGGCGTATTAACCAAAAAAACAAAGTAAAAATGAATAAATGGTATGAAGTTAAAGTAAAGTACACCAAACAAACAGAGGAGGGAACGTATAAAAGAGTGACTGAGCCGTATTTGTTGGCCGCAATGACACATAGCGATGCCGAAGCAAGGATTTATGAAGAATTAGGATCGTTTGTCCGGGGTGAATTCATCGTATGCGGTATTAAGCCTGCTAATTTCCATGACGTTTTCCATTACGAAGATTCTGATTTGTGGTTCAAAGTGAAGGTTCAGTATGTAGGAATGGATGCAGAAAGCGGTAAGAACAAAAAAGCATCTCAGAATTTCCTTTTGTCTGCCGCATCTGTAAAAGACGCATACGACCGAATACATGAAAGTCTTTCCGGAATGATGGTAGATTTCAATACGCCTACTATCACAGAATCAAAAATCGTAGACGTGTTTCCTTACAAGGAAAGTCCTGTTGAATTTGAAGATCTCCCCTAACATGACAGATCAACAAAAAATACTCGTATTGGTTGGCGTTTTACCAATCATAGGCGATATGCTTGAAGACTGCCGGATAGAATACCCGAGAATTATCAATTATGGTCTTAAAAAGGCTGTAAATGACTTTATTCGCGAATCTGGAAAGCTAACTGATAGTATTTTCTTAGGGCTTGAAGGAGAACAGAAGTTGGAAATTGCTGATCAGCTACAAAATATATCTAATAGCTTCCTTCAATGGGCATCGGGAGAAATTAAAGATGAAAACTTAAACGAAACATAGATGAAAACACCTACTACATTCCCTGAATTCAACGTAAACGATTATCATGTTATCGGCTATCTACAGGGAGACAAAATAGACCGGTGCAAGACCCTGAACATCGAAAGTTTCGATTCAATTCAACTCATCCGGAATAGCGAAAACACGCTTAACAAAAAACAATTCACCCACGCTATCGGATGGGTAAGACAAAGCAATTTATTCACAGTGATTGTTTTGGAAAATGTTAATAAAATTCCAATTTGAAATAGTTTTTATTCGGAGTTAATTAGCATATTTGTGCAACGGTTCGGGCATGAACTAAGTATGACATTTTATTGAAACCCTTTGGATTAGTAGCGATGCCCCGCGAAAGTTCAAGGGGTTTTCTTTTTAAATCTAATCAAACATGAGTCAACCGATTTATCAAAACCTCCAATGGCAAGTAAACGAATTCGGAGATTTAATCTGCCTTGATAGAAGCTACGAAATTTCCAGGGAAACACTCCAAAATATTGATTGGCCTACGCACATGAAAGAAAAAGAGTGGTGCAATGACCTGTATTTTTGTCAAGCATACAACTATTCTATCAATAACACTAAATCTATCTAAAAATGGCTGAGGGAAAGAAATCATTTATTGCTTATTCCGACTGGAAGGATATTTTTGATGAACTGCCAAATGAAGACGCAGGAATGCTTATTAAGCACATTTTCGCGTATGTTAATGACGAAAATCCAAAGACTGAAAGCGTACTGATAAAGGCTGTATTTGCGAACATAAAATCCTCTCTGAAAAGGGACTTGCGAAAATGGGAGAAACAAATTGAACAACGAAGCAAAGCAGGAAAGGCAAGCGCAGAAGCAAAAAAAATAAAGGCCAACGAAATTCAACGAAATTCAACGAGCGTTGATTCTCGTTCAACGAAATTCAACGAAATTCAACGAAATTCAACTGTAAGTGTAAATGATAGTGTAAGTGTAAATGATATTCTTTTAAAAAAAGAATCAAAATATATACTTCCTGAAAAATTAAAAAAATTTGATTTCAAAAAATCGTTGATTGAAATAGGTATTTCAAAAGACGTGGCTACCGATTGGATTCTCGTTAGAAAAAATAAAAAGGCCACTAATAGCCAAATAGCGTTCACTGCGATAAAAACGGAAATTGAAAAGTCGGGGATCACTCCTGACGACTGCATAAGAATAGCAGTTGAAAAATCTTGGTCTGGGTTTAAGGCTTCTTGGTTGAAACCCGAAATAGTAATTTTTGATAAAAAACAAAAAGATGAAGAATTTAGAGAACTCACCGCGAAGCTCAGAGAGCAATTCCCAAGCATTTGAATTAATGTTGAAGTCGGCAATCGCTGTTTCATTCGAGAGAACAGGAACGGAGCCATACGACATATCGAATCTATCAATCGATGTATACAATGAATTCAAAGACATTAACCCGGAATGGGTAATTGAGGGAATAAGAAGAGGTTCGTTAGGACATTACGGGAAGACGTTCAAGCTTACCACCCAGGAGATATGTATTTGGGTTAGGAACTATCTCGCCGAAAGCCCCGGAAAGACAAAATCAGAAATTTGGTGGGATTCTTTGGATAAGCTTTCAAGGCATCTTATCGAAAACGCAGGGCACAACATTGGAAAATCGATTGAACAACTTTACACCGAAAACAAAAAATGACAAACGAAAAAGAAATAACAGATTTCCTCTTTGACGTTCGTAAAGACCGGATCAAAGAAGGGCTGAAGATCGGAGTTCCTGAAGTGGATGAGTTCATCAGGTACAAGCAAGGACAGCTTAATTTCGTTTTGGGGCACGACAACGTGGGAAAAACTTTTTGGCTTTTGTGGTACTTTTTGGTTTTATCAACACAATACGGGAAAAAATGGGCAATATGGTGCGATGAGAACTCACAGGGGCAGATCGTTTTGGATTTAATCCAGCAATACGCAGGAAAGGATTTTATGACGCTCACAGACGAAGAAATTCACAAATACAAAATGAAAATACTTTCATGGTTCACTTTCATTGACAACAAAACTCCATACAAACTCACAGAATTGCTGGAAATTTTCAAAACGGTTGAATGTGATGGTTGCCTGATAGATCCCTACACGGGATTGAAAAGAGGCTTTGGGTTTTCAGACAACTACGAAGCTATGAACACCGCAAAACAGTGGATCAAAGACACGGGAAAAACCCTGTACATTTGCCTGCATACGATTTCAGACGCAGGGAGGGCAGGATCGATCTACGCCAAAGGCCACCCACATGAAGGGTGCATAAAGCCACCGAGAAAAGCGGATGCCGAAGGAGGGCAAGTGTTCGCAAACAGAGCAGATGATTTTTTTGTAGCGCACCGATTCCCGCAGCATGAAGGGATGAGGTTTGAAACTCAGCTACACGTTTTGAAAATAAAAAATACCCGAACAGGTGGAAAGCCAACCCTGCAAGATTTCCCGATTTTATTCTCGTACAATTTCGGGTTAGGTTTCAAGATTGGAGGTATAGATCCGATATACCGCCCAAACTCGAAATCACACGAACAGCAAAAGATAGATTTTAAGACACTAAAACATCGCGCGGAATACAATCTATCACTAACACCCGATAAAAGCGATTTTGAGGCCTCTAAAGAGCAAATTTCGAAGTTTGAAGATGAGTTTGCTAATGCAAAAGACGATTTACCATTCTAAAAAGACAAAAAACCATGGATTTACTCTTCGGAAAGATATTTATTCAGTCAACAATCATCAAGCTAAAAGACTCTCTTGATTCGATAGTTTCAAAACATCCGAAAAGGACAGATTTAATAGAATCTCAAACGTCCACAATAGAAAATCTTAATTACTCTCTTTCCTGTTACAACGAAATGAAAGACGAAATCCGAATTTTGAATCAAAATATCCTATCCAAAGACATACAAATCAGGCAGCAGGAAATAATAATTGAAAAACTACAGAAGGACAATAAAGACCTTTTGGATTTAATTTAAGAGATATGAAAGAAACAATAGAAGAAATGTTCATCATGTTTGGAGGCTTGACCATGCTTCGGGTGATGGATTGGTATGAAGCTATAGAGCAATACGAAGTCTGCCACGAAATAAAGACGTACATTGAAGAACAGGAGGCAATTCTTGGTGAAAATTGGTTGCCGGATAGGTACGACCCTGAGACATACGAAGATGAGTTTTTGAAAGCATTTAATCGTATCGGATTATCAGGAAAATCAGCATTATCGATGAATGATCAGAGGACAATACAGGCAATCACTCAACTTAGTCAATATACCGTCGAGCTATGACATTCTCCCAACTAGCCCTATTCGTCTACAGGCATCATGATTGCGCGGTCGATACCGATTTGGCCTATGTTCAAAACACGAGAGAATACGCAATACGAAGCGTTTACCGGCTCAATTCGATGAAGAGAACAGGTACAGATCTTCGGAAAAGTCCAGACGCGGCAATGACAAAAAAAATAATGGCTCAGGTTGTTGAAAAAATAAAGAACAACGATACTTTAAAGCCAGGCACAGCAAAAGAATATTCAAAACTTCAAAATAAATACTCATGAAACACCCAGAATTTGAATTACAAAAACAGGTTTGCCGATATTTGGATTTAGCTTACCCAAAATCGCTCTATATGTCCGATACGATAGCCAATGTAAAGCTAAACATGACCCAGGCAGTCAGGAACAAGTCAATCCAAAAACAAGGATTTAAATGCCCTGATTTGATTATATTTGAACCTAGGGGTGGGTACAACGGGCTTTTCATTGAACTTAAAGTTGTCTCTCCATTCAAAAAGGACGGAACCCTGAAAAAGTCCGAGCATTTGGAGGGTCAGCAGAAAACAATTATCGATCTTCTCGATCGCGGATATTACGCAGACTTCGCGACCGGATTCGACGAGGCTAAAAAGATTATTGATATGTATTTGAATGAAGATTTTGTGCATATTGATATGAACTATTCAGATCTATTAAAAGGCAACCAAATATTGCGTAAAGGCATTCAAACAACCATTGAAATTCCCACTCGCTTCAAAGCAAGTGATTTTATACACGATTTAAAATAATGATTATGAAAAAAGAAGAAATTTACGTTGTTATTGGCAGCGAACACGACAGAATCTTAGCGATTAAAATTTTGAACGAAGCAGGGGAGAAAATTTGGAGAGATTCAAGCATCTTTGATAAAAACTATAAAGAACGTGGAGAGGCATTAGTTTTCGATTGGGAAGATCATAATGAATGGAGAATGAGTAGTACATTGAAGCGTTACCGAACAAGTATAACCCTTGATGAACTAAAAGAGATTTTGAAAGATGGAACGAAAATCGAAAAACATGAATTAAAAACATGGCCAACGTTTTTCGAAGAAGTGAATAACGGAAAAAAGAAATTCGAAGTTCGAAAGAATGACAGGAATTTCAAGGTTGGTGACATTCTTATTCTTCGAGAATACGAACCACTAATGGCAACTATTGACGACTCGAGAGAAGGTTACACGGGCAGGTCAATTGAAATGGAAGTAACCTATATTGTGTACGGCCCGCAATTTGGAATTCGGGATGGATATTGTGTGATGTCTTTAATCCCTGTGAAATAAATACAAACTAAAACAAAAACAATTATGACAACAAACGAAAGAAAAGAATTTATTGAACTAATTGAGAGAGATAAATCAACCAGTTACGTACCAACAGTAACATTACCTTTGAAGCAGTATAATGAAATGCGAGAGAAAATAACTTTTCAAACAGCAAAAATAAAAGAGTTCAGAGAATTTATCAACACCTGCGATGAGGCCAATCTTACAATCGCAAGACAAGGGACTTTTTTCCTTAAAGTTGATGATTACAAAGTAATTAATCCAGATGATGGGACTGTTATGTTAATGGAAGAAATAGACTCCCTTAGAGAGCAGAAATCAGCAGTTTTTGAAAGGCTGAGAATGGAGGAGTCGAAAGTTGAAAGAAAAAGACGAAATGAAAAGATTTATTTATTCGTGCTTGTAACATTTGTTGCCGCAAGCATTATTGTTTGGTTTCTTGGATAATTTATCTAAATTTGACCAATTGAAAAGGACTTCAATATGGAAATAAAACTTACTGAGAAACAACGTATATTTTGCCACGAATACGTTGTTGATTATAACGGTTCAAGAGCTGCAAGAGTAGCAGGGTATTCAGAGAAAGCCGCAAAAGAAACGGCATATATCCTACTCACAAAATCTCACATCAATACTTATATAGAGCATATTCAGAAGGACTTATGCAAGCTTTCTGGCGTTACTGCTATGCGAAACATAAAAGAATTAGAGAAAATCGCATACTCCACAATCGCACACCTTCACAATACTTGGATCGAACGAAAAGAGTTTGAACAGCTTACTGACGATCAGAAAGCATCTATTCAGTCAATCAGTACAAAGGTTCTTAAAAAGAATATTGGAGATAAGGATTCCCCAGAAATAGTAGACGTAGAATACGTTGAAATAAAGCTGTACGACAAAATAAAAGCGATGGATATGCTTAATAAGATGTTGGGGTTGAACAAACCGGATAAAGTTGATGTAACCACAGCCGGAGAGTCATTGAATCTTTCAGATGAGGATAGAATAAAAAGAATCAAGGCACTTGTTGAGGCAGCAAAAAAAATAGAATTATGAGGCCAATAGACTTCCCCGAATCCAATATTGTGTTTGGCAAACCAAATTCAATGACTGATGAACAGTGTTTTTCAATATCTGCCTACAAAGGCACCAATGCAGATGGAATACCAGTTATAAATACCGTTTGGATGCCAAGTTTTGAGGATATAAAGGCCATAAATGAAGGTAGACCGATAATACTTTCTATTTGTGGCGAGGGAATGCCGCCTGTTAGTTTATTTACAAATAACGAAAACGGAGAAGGAAATTTTTAGATGCCACTCACAGACGCGGAAATAATTGAGCTTGAAGAACTGTTACAGATTCAGGAGATTCACGACCGGAGAAATGCGCTTAAAGATCATTTTGATCGGAACCCGAATTATTCCTTTATTGTTGAGGCGTTCAACAATCAGAAATACACCAAAGGACGGGACAAGGCTGGAAAAGAAATTGACATCCTTATCGATGGGTATAGAGGGGTAGTTTTAGAAGGTTCAAGCAGATCGGGAAAAACTTTTTCAACCTTAGAATTCTTCATATACCTGGGTCTTTTCCATCCAAAAAAACTGACGATCAACATAGTAAAAGAAACCTACAACGAATTCAAAACAACCCTTTACGACGATTGGAGAAAGTTGCTTGATTATTACGACCTTCCGAATCCATTTTACAAACAGGAGGTTCACTCTTTCCGGATAAATGGAAGTAAAATCAACCTCATCGGAGCCGACAAATCCAAAACAAATAAATTTCACGGCGTCTCCTGCGATATTCTATACTTCAATGAAGGACTGAGTGTTTCAAACGCAACATTCGACCAGTCAGAAATGCGATGTCGTATGTTCTGGATAATCGACTACAACCCTTCGGTTACTGAGCACTGGATTTTTAAAAAAGTTATCACACGGCCGGACGTTGGATTTCTCAGGACGACATTTCTTGTAAACAAACATATTTCCATAGCGGAAAGAAATAAGATACTTTCTTATGAGCCTTGGGAACCTGGCAGCTATGAGGTTGAAGAATCAACCATCCTGTACAACGGTAAGCCAGTTGACGATAATAATCAGCCGCCTCCACACACGGTAAATGTGAAAAATGGAACGGCTGATAAATTCATGTGGAAGGTATACGGCCTTGGACTTCGCGGCGCAATGAAGGGTTTGATATTTCCTCATGTAACATATATTGACAAGTTCCCTGATCACATTGCGCACACGTACGGAATGGATTTAGGGTTTTTAAGCGATCCACTGGCCTTTATTAAGGGAGGAGAGGATGCCAATAATATTTACATAGAGTTACTTTGGTATTCACCGTTAGAATCCCCACAGGAGATAGATGCAATGCTTACGTCTCTTGGAATAAGTAAGAACATACCCATAACCTGCGATAGCTCTGATAGGCATTTACGCGAGGGGCAGATGGAGGCGTATTACATGGTCAGAGACCTATTCAATATGGGATGGGAAATATCCAAGGTAGTAAAGAATAAGAATGTCATGTTCTGGATCGCTTCCATGAAGCAGAAAAAAATACACATTGTTCGCAATCATTTATTAGAATTTGCGAAAATTGAGCAAGAAAACTACCGATTGAAGGAAATAAACGGGATAAGCATTAACCAGCCGGAAGATAAGCATAACCATTGCTTTACAGGAGATACGCTTATAACCACAATAAACGGACAAAAACGAATCGACAGCATAGTTATTGGCGATTTAGTATTAACAAGAAATGGATACCAATCGGTAGTTGAGACATTTAATAATGGCGTAAAAAAAATATATTCCTTTAGGATTAAGCTCGATACTTTTTCATTAACTTTGAAATCAACAGACGATCACTTAATAAAAACAGAATCAGGATGGACAAAGATTTCAGAGTTGAAAAAGGGGCAGACGGTTTACCTATCCAACAGTTCAATTATTTGGGGGTCAGATTCTGTACGGCCATTTGCGGTAGCAAAAATAGATTCGGAGTTAATTAAAAGTGAAATTGTTTATGATATTGCTGTCAAGAATACTCATGAGTATTTTGCAAACGGGCTATTAGTACACAATTGTTGGGACGCGGCCAGATATAATCACATGGCACATAATACGCTTGGTTCATTTGAAGTCGAGTGGGATTAAAATATCCTAATCTGTAAATTTTGATTGAATATTGCGATTATAAAGATTTTTCGTACATTCGCGTCAAACATTCACGATTAGTGTCAAGAGACTTTATAAAAGACAAACGTAATTGTAACCATCTTGCTGAGGCTTGCCGACAACAGGAACAGATACGCCATTTTGTACTATCTAAAGTTCAGCCCGAAGTTTCTCCTGAATACCTAAAAACATGGGCAGAAAGAAAGTACCGGACAAACGATCACTTCCTGAACTTCGTTAAATCAATTTTCAAGACCCAAAACTTTCTTTCTTTCTACAAATATCTACGCTATCCTCTTGCTTCTGCCAGCCTTGTGAATGATCGGATAAAAGACCCTCTAAAGCGTGTATTTTTCTCCGAGGATTCGTATTTCAAGTGTGTGAAGAAAGGGAAGGATTTCAGTATTTCTGAGCATACAGATGTAAACAATCTTAATGAAAAGCTTTTCAATGCGCTTTTATTCCGATACAATGACATCCTAATTACGGATGTCGACACGCCAAACAATCCTTTTCACGATATAGTTAAAATTGAAAACGTTGTTGCTATAGAATCGAAAGACAGCGTTATAAATAAAATAGCCTATTGCGCGTATCTTGGACAAACCCCAGGTATCGCATACATTGATTCTGAAGTGTACGCTTTCTATCCGAACTCTGACGAAATACCTGAAACGATAGTACCTCATGATCTTGGAAAGTGCCCGGCCGAATATATTGCACCAGAGCCTCTTGATGAATCAGAGAATGATGTTGTCCGGAAGTCAATATTTAGCTTTGTTCGCGAACAGATGGAAGAATATGTATTCCTGAAAACGCTTCAGAGAATGACGGAGCCAAACGGAGCTATACCGGTCACGTCTCAATTGAAAGCAAAAGCAAAAGGCGAAAACAAAGATATTCACGGCGAATCGCCAAAGGAACCAATGAATTCTTTCGAGATCGGATCGCAGCGAGCTGAGTATGGTGCTGAAATCGGGGGTAATTCTACAGGGTATGACGGCCAAACAGGGACAAATATCTACGTCCCAATGATGATGAAGTCTGACGGGTCTGTAGATTACGAGCTTTCGAAAAACTGGTTCACATTCCATTATATGCCTGTTGAATCGCTCACATACCTCAACGAAAGAGTGAAAGAGGTGCGGGATAGCATTGTTTCCTCTATTCTTGGTGATTTCACTGAAAGTAACGAATCAGCCAAAAATGAACTTCAGGTAGGCAAATCTTTTGTGTCAAAAGAGGATCGTCTGCGGAACCTTTCAAGGGCTTTGAGCCGGATAAGAACGAATGCCGATTATAATTTTATCGGACTTAAATTTGGAACAGACGGCCTTTTTGTAGACAATTTCTTTGGATCTGAATTTTTCTTCGAATCTCAAAGCGAAGTGTATGATATGCTTTTGAAGTCTCCAAACCCGATCGAATCTAAAGGGCTTTTAATCCGGTTAGCGCACACAAAAAACAAGTTTAACCCTGACAAGTACAACCGTGAAAAAATACTTTATCAGTTGTTGCCTTACGCTACAGCTACAGATTTTCAGACTGCAGTTGCAAGCGCAGCTGTTGGCGAAATAACCTTTCAGTTTCAAACCCGGTTCAACTACTGGATCGATCTTTTTGAGGCTGAATATGGCGATCTGTTGCAGTTCTGGAATAACATGGAAGCTACCGAAAAAGAAAAAACAATCGCGATAAATATGATTATAAACAATTTAATTAAAAACAATTATGAGCAAAGAGAAGCAACCGTTGAGGACGGTACACCTGCGGGTGTTTAAAGGGACTGAGATTCTTAAGCGGGCAAACGGAGAGGTGTCCAATGAAAACCAGGGTGTAAAACTTCCTTACGAAACTTTTGAATGGAGGAATTTCATGGACAACCTGATTAACCTTGGATTTTGCAAGGTTGAAGTTGAAAGAATCCTCGTTGATGGCAAAGAAGACAACTCGGAAAAGCATAAAATTCAGGCGCAAGTAGACGCCAAGATGAAGCCGGCGGCCGTTGAGCTTACTCCTGATCAAAAACGAATAGCTGAGTTGGAAGCAAAAATTGAAAAACTCATAGGCAAGGACAGCGACGACGAAGAATTGAAAGCCGCGAGGGACGAATACAAGGAGCTTTTTGGAAAAAAAGGATCTCCTGCATGGACTGCTGAGGAAATCAGAGAAAAAATCGCTGAAGATAAAGCAGTCAAATAAAAAAGCAAAAAACTAAATACATAAAGGACTATGGAATTTATTACAGAAGATGTTCAAAAAGAATTGAACCTTACACCGGAGCAGATTCAGGGGCTTGCCCCTAAGTTTGATGAATACATTGCCACCCAAAAGAAAGGTTGGGACGGAAAAGCGAATGCAGATGCAGACGGGATAATTAACGGTGCTATTGGGAAAGTAGTAGAAGTTACCAATATTGCCCGTAACCAAGGCGAAAAAGTGGCTGACTACTTACAGCGAGCCTCCTCGGAATTCCTTGCAGGCAAAAAAACGGAACTTGAAAATGCTAAAGCTGATTATGACAAGAAGTTAAAGGAATTCAAAGGTGATGAGGCAACCAAGGCCGAATTGGATAAGGTTAAAGCCGACTATGACGCTGCATTGAAAAAGTACGCGGATTACGACGATGTGAAAGCAAAAGCCGATCAGTTTGATCCATTGAGCCAGGAACTGACACAGCTTCGACGAAACACAGCATTCACCTCCGTTAAGCCGAATTTTCCGGAAACAGTCAATGCGTACGAGGCAAAAGCAAAATGGAGTGAATTTATCTCCGCCACTGAAGAAAAATACATTATCCAATTCGATAAGGAAAATGTTGCGGTGGCAGTGGACAAGGAGAACCCGCACCGAATTCTGAAGCTTTCAGAGCTTGTTTCTAAAGACGAAACAATAACACTGCTGACTGCCGGAAGACAACAAGGAGGTACAGGTGCAAAACAAGCAGAAATGAAGGATATTACAGGTGTTCCTTTCCAAATCGCTAAGGATGCGACAACTGCCGACATTTCAAAAGCTATTAACGACCATCTGGACAAAGAAGGAATATCAAAAACAGCTCCCGAACGCGCTGATAAATTCCGAGAAATGTTCAACAAGATACGGGCAGCTAAGTAAAAGTTGCCAAAGATAATGATGCAAAGGACTGCATGAATACCAAAAAAGTAAAAAAACAATTATTAACCCTTAAAAAAACAAGTTATGGCTTTAATGGATGCCACTTTATGGAATGACTTGCAGCCCACCAACGCGACGAACGAAAAACGGTTTGCCGAATTAGGTCTCGTTGATGCTGTAAAAGACTCCACGCCGTTTGTAGATTTTATATCTCCTTCGGACAAAAAAAGAATGTCTGAACTGTCCTCTTTGAGAAACATTCAGATTCCTGTGTTGAAAGATCAACAGGTGACAGTAGTTACGACTCCGGGCTTTGATTTTATCCCGAGCAACCTTCCGACTTCTGACAAGTACACTTTTACGGCGTATGATGTATTCAGTGGATTCCGTCACTACCCTGGACAGTACGAAAATAATCAGATTGATTCTGATTGGATGCGTAAAGAGGTGATGAAAAATGTGGCTTACGGGCTTGGTAACAGAATGGAAACTATTCTTCAGACTGTGATCGAGACGCGTAAAACTCAATTGCTTAATCACACAACTCAGGTTTCTCAAGGTGACGGTACGTTTACATTCGATGCGGGTACAGACACATTACAAGTAAGCAAGGCTGCTCAGAAAGAAACAATGTTCTTCAACCTTTCTGACCTTATGAAAGCTAATGAGCTTTATGGAGACTACAGATTGGTAACCAATCGTGCAGGTTTGACCGTTCAAAAAGCCGAAATGCTTAAATATGGCCCTGACAACGAGAAGAACCTTGCAGCCCTTGGGTTCCTCCCTATGGATCGCCTGTATGAAACAGGAAATATCTCAGCAGGTTCGGACATCTTCAACGGCTACCTGATGCGTGACGGATCTGTTGGAATGTTCGAGAACTTCCCTTTTGATTTCCGAAACGGTACAGAGGTCGCCGGTCGTAAATGGGATGTTTCCGACATGGAAATTCCTTTTACCCGTATGCGCGCCAACATCTACACCAACAAACACGCAACTGATGCAACAGCGTTGGTAGGTGCGGGAACTGACTCTAACCTTATCATGACTCACTTTGAGGAAATGGCGGTATGGATTCGTTTCTACGTTGTGTATCGATACAACTCGGATCTTACGACACGTGCAAACGACATCGTAAAAGTTAAAGGGCTTACCACTTGATTAGTGGTAAGCTTAGTTTTTTTAATCTTTAAAAACAGGATAAAATGTCTTATTACAAAACACAATCAGACGGTACACGCGTTCCTTTCGATGAGGGGGGGCTTGTATCTTACGAAACAACACTTACCGCAAGCGCAACAATGCGCGTGGAAGATTCGGGACGAACGTTTAACATTGGCACGGACGCCCTTGTCATGACGCTTCCTGCTATCACGGATGGAAATGTTGGGATGTCTTTCAAGTTCCGGAATATTGGGGCAGACGGGAACAACCTTATCACAATATCCCCTGCGGCTACAGATGGAATCGTTGGAACTGTCGCTAATGCAGCAGCCGATTCAGTGGCTTCGGGCGTAGTAGATAAGAACATCGTTAATACTAAGGCTACAGCAAACATCGGTGATTGGATCGAGCTTACCGCAGTAGCACCTACGAAGTGGTTTATCACGGGAGGAGTAGGTATTTGGGCGTCAGAAGCATAAAAAAACTGAATTATGGAAATAGGCTTTGCAGAAGATTTTACTTCGTCAGTTCAATTGGACACGGCACTAACAGGCATCCCATCAAGCGGGATATACCTGAATAGTGGTGCGCACCCTTCAATTACGTTGGATAATCTTTTGCATTGCCTCCCTGATTCACCTGTATCAGTCATTGATTGGGATCCAGGTACGGAGTATGGCGATTACAACCGAACGAGAAACAGGAGAGACCTTGTTAACTTTAGCGGTAATATGTATCAATCGCTAGCCGATGGGAACCTGAATAATCCGGTAACGGACACTGATTTTTGGCTTCCAACTAACATGGAGTCCCTTTACCTGAAAGAGATCATACACAGCGTAAAAGACAAAGTTTATTCCGATTTGAATATCACCCGTCGATTGGTCAATAACCAATACATCTACGAGCTAGGTAAAAACGATGTGATGCTACCCGGAAACTATTGCGCATGGGTGTTTGAGCCGAAGGGATCAGATTACGTGAAGTTCAGGATCAACGAAATCGCTATTCAGGCCAATACACAGGATGAGATCAATTTGTATGTAATAAACCAAGGACGGCTTATCAATACATTGGTACTTACTCCTGATAACGGAGTGTTGAATTTCAGTAGGCTCGATTTTGAGTTTTACGGAAAAGGAAAGTTTATTTTCGCTATTGACTCCCAAAGCGTAAAAATACACGGTGGATCAATCGACCCGTTGAAGTATAATGGATTCATAGCTTACACGTCCGTAGGCATTGGATCAACGCCTGAATCGGCTGAATACTCCTTCGGGACAACCGGAAATGGACTTGGATTCAACATAACGGCTTACTTGGACGCATCTACGTACATTGAGAATAATATGGATGAATTCTCGAAACTTTTCCGCGCCTGCTTTGAGTACACTGCATTCCAAACTTTCTTGTACAACTCCAACACAAGGAGCAACAGAGAGCAAAGGAATGTGTTGGACAAGAACCTGCTGATAGCCGAAACAAAAGACCTTGCGTCCGACACTGCTATACGCCGGTACAATTGGGAGCTTAAGAGAATGACCTCGAAGATTGAGCAGGTTTTTGATACGCACCTCGGAGGTGATGATGTTTTTGAATACGAAGCAGGATCGATATGATACACAGAAAGACACAGCCAGTAGGAATAGACGTACACATTGACAGGATGCAATTGCACATGGACGCAACATTGTCAGGCACTATTCCGGGCGGATTTTGGGAGAATTATGACCGGGCATACAAAAACCCGAAAGAGGACGGGAAATTTACCCCCGAAATTTACACGGAATCCGGTGAATACCGCGAAGTGTTTTTCAACGATACAATCGTTTGCGGGTCTTTCTTTCTCGTAGACGACGAATCGAGGGCAAGTGAGGGGCTGATAGAACAAGGCGTTTCCATAATTTTCCACGTACAGCTCGACAGGGTATTCAATACATCGCACCGGGCAGACGAAGAATTCCGGAATCTTGTCGTTAATGCTTTGCAAAACTTTAGCGGCGATTGGGAGTTTGAAGGAACCCGTACAGGAATTAAAAGAGTATATGAGGAGTTTGACACATCAGAGGTAATTTTTACCGATATGAGTTTTTTCCATGTGCTAAGATTAGATTTCACCGTAACGTTCGAAACGAGCTGTTGCGTTGATTGTTAACCATTAATTTAAAAACAAAACAACTATGAGTATTATTGTAGGATGCAGTTGTGATAGCGTACACGGGAATACCGGTACTCCAAACTGCGTAGAAATGTTCGGGCTTGCGTCAGGGCTTGGTATCACATCAGTTTTAAACGGCTTGGGAGTGCAGAATAGCATTTCACTTGTCACGCCGTCAACAACGTTTACCGACAACCTGACGAATGCAGACAGAACAGAAAGAATTTTCCCAGTTAAAAACCTGCGGAATGTGACTTTTCCACTGGAAGACACAACTTTTGAAACAGACAACACCAACCAAAAAGAATTTGTTCGCGATGGTGTTCAGTCGTTCCTTGCTGAGGTATGGAGATCGTCCAACGTGTTCATGTCTAAACTCCGTCAAGGGCGTTGCAACAGAAATGCGGCATGGATTTTCACCCCTAATGGGGTTATTGGAGTCAGAGACGATCAGACCTTTTACCCTATCGAAATCAACGCTTATGATCCCCGTTGGATGTTCCAAGACGGAACACAGTCAGCAAAAGGCATGATTGGTTTCGATTTCGACGCAAGCGTTGATAAAGGGCAACTTTGGTTGGTGTCTTACGCCGATCTTGGTACGTCTTACGCTGCGATCAAAGGGTTGATTGATGTGAATTACACAGTTATTGATGCCGCTGCTGCTGGAGCATCAAACACAACTGTAGGGCTTCAATTGAATACTGATTACGGTTCCGGCCTTGCCGTTGGAGAACAAGATGTTGACGGGCTTGTGTTAGCTAACTTCCTGATCACAAACACAACAACCGGACTAACAGTTACGGCTGTTTCCGTTGAGGAAGATCCGGGAGTAAAGTATACGTTCACTTTCCCGAACCAAACGGCTTTGGATAAGATCCGTATTTCGGTTCTCACTTCAACCGGATTCGAAGGCTCTGTTCAAATTATCGCTCCTTGATCATGAAGACGATTAGGATCGGATATGCCGAATTTAACCGCGAGGCGGTTGAGGGCAAGACAAGGGAACAATTGGCACGAGACTTTGATAAGATGCGCCCGGAAATTCTGGATGAATTGCACAAACAGGTCGGAGCCAAAGAACCCCGGAAGGAGAAAGAGCCGGATGAAAACGAACACCGGACAAAGAAAAAAGAACCCAAGTAATAAAAAGCCCTGCCCGTTTGGTCGGGGCTTTTTTGAATCCAACTTTGCTTAATCATGCTTAAAGAGACTGTTCTTTACGAATTTCTTCTGCGCGCTAAACGACTTAGCGAGGTAGAGGCGTGGTTATTTACGTTTGACGATCAATTAAAAGATCAGATAATTGAATGGATAAGAGACGATCAGTTACGTGATCAGGGAGTGAATGAACTAGGCGTTGTGATAGGTTATTATTCTTATGCTACGGAGATTTTCAATCCTAAAAAGAAATACGGGACACCTTATACATTGAACGACACGGGAGCCTTTGTTAGGTCTATCACAGTAGATGTGTTCAGTGATATGATACAGATAGATGCAGATGCACAGAAAAGCTCGGATGATAACCTTTTTGAAATGTACGGGGACGGAATAGTTGGACTTACGTTCGAAAACATGGAAAAATTGTCATTAAGAATAAAAGAAAGAATTCATGAGTATATCAGAAAAGTACTATTTGACGATTGACGAAATGCCGCTTTCTGAGTGGATAAAGTGCCATGAAGGAAAAATCTTTCACTGCCGGAAGTTCAAACACAAAGGAACAAATGTAGAAGATGCCCAGGCGTGGGAGTTGGTGTACAAGGACTTCATTGAAAAAATCGGCTTGAATGACGAATTCAAAGAATATTTGGATTTGCTTGAACAACGGGCGGAATATCAATTGGAATACCTCAGATCAAAAAAAGAAGGTAAATCGGCTTTTGAACACGGGGAACGAAACAGATTTCTGCTCAACAACATTAAGGAGATAACGATGCGAATAAACCAGTTCCATCAGACAGGAGACACGAAAAACAATATGACCATGGGAAGGGTGCTCAATAAGCTTTCCAAAATGCAGGGGTATCACCTCAAACCACAAGAAATAACAGTACTTACATACTTTGAACTAATTAAAGACTATTCAACATGGCAAAGCAAATAAAATCGAACGATTTCCTGCAACCAAACATATTTGCACCATTCAGGGAAGATGCTGAAAAAGCTGTAGTTCTTGCGGATAAATTGGATAAAGGACTTATTGATGTTGCCAACGCCTTTGAGCGACTGCTAAAATCGTCCTCCAAGTCCTCTTTATCTGGGATAAATCAGTTTATTGCCGCCTCAAAAGAACTGAACACCGTAACCAATCAGACTATTTCCTACGAGAAAGAAAAAATGTCGGTTCAGAAGCAGATTGATAAGCAACGACAGGATGAGATAAAAGCCTACGAAAGATTTCAAAAGGAAGTAGCCAAAAGGTCAGCGGCCGAAGAAAAAGCACACGCTAAAAGAGAAGCTCAATATAATAAAGAAATTGCGGCGGCCGAAAAATTAAATCAGCCTTACAACAAACTTTCCGCAACTTTAAACCGATTAAGGGGGGAATACAAGAATTTAGCGGCGGCCGGCAGGGAAAACGAAAAAGAGGCAAAGGATTTACGCCTACAAATAGAACTGCTCGATAGCAAACTGAAAGGGATTGATGCCAGTACCCGACCGTTTCAGCGTTCGGTCGGTAACTACGAAAAAGGGTTAGGCCGCCTAAAGTTCTCTTTCAGGGATGTTATCAACGTTGCCGGACAGTTTGGGCTTGCATTGGGCGGCATTCAAATAGCCAAAGGAGCCATTGAGACACTTAAAAACTTCGATGAAGGAGCGGCCGATATTGCTAAAACGGTCGGGATAACTACTGAACAAGCGCGCGAACTTTCTCGTGAACTTCTGAAAATTGACACGAGAACAGGAGTAGCGGAGCTGCAAAAAATAGCAGCTATCGGCGGCCAATTAGGGATAACCAAAAACGAAATTGAGGGGTTCACTGAAGCTACAGATAAATTGAACGTTGCACTAGGTGATGAATTCACGGGAGGCGCAGAGGAAATAACAACTGTTATTGGAGGACTTCGTAATGTGTTTGGAGATATTAAATCGGCAAACGTTCAGGACGACTTATTGAAGATAGGTAATGCCTTAAACACTTTAGGAGCAGAGGGCGCGGCTACATCACCTATTATGGCTGATTTTGCGGGCAGAATAGGAGGTATTGGAATTCCTTTAGGCCTTTCAACAGATGAAGTATTAGGGCTTTCCGCAACACTTCAGGAACTAAACGTAAACGCAGAACGTGGCGGTACAGCGATCGGTAAGGTGCTTCAAAAAATGACCGTTGACACAAAAGGCTTTGCGAAAATCGCGGGTATGGACTTGAAAGACTTTGAGAACCTTGTTAATACGGATATTTATGGTGCTTTCCAAGCCGTAATTAAAGGCACGAAGGATTCAGGTACAAACGCCACGGAGCTTGGTAAAACGCTTGACAAATTAGGATTGGACGGGGCGGGAACGTCCGAGGTGTTTTTGAAGCTGGGCGAAAACATGGATTTGTTGGAAACGCGTACAACGTCTGCGGGGGAAGCACTTAAAGGCACTGATTCTATATTGGACGAATTCAATGTTAAAAACAATACTCTTGGGGCGAATTTTGATAAACTATCCAAAAATTGGGACGCCTATGTGATAGGCTTGGATTCAGCGACAGGCGCAAGCAGCGCATTGTCTCACACTATCGGTACTATTGCCAACAATATTCCATTGCTCATAGGATGGATAACCAAATTAACAGCCTCGTTTTTTCTATACAAAACGGCAGTATTTGTTGTCAATGGGGGCATGAAGGATCTGTTTCAAAATTTCTTCAGATTAAAAAAACCAATGCTTGATGCAAATAATGAACTAGTAAAAGGAAAAGGAAGTCTAACGGGATTCGGTAACGCATTAAAAGGAATAGGGTGGAGCGTGGCTATAGCTGGGGCTATCACGCTTGGAAGTGCATTTATAGATATGGTAACAGGTGCAGATAGAGCACTTTCAATATCTGAGAAACTAGCAAAAATTGAGGCGTTTAATGATGCTAGAAGAACTGAACAAGGCAAAAAAGTTTCTACTGAACTAGAGGGGCGAAGAAAAGCAATTTCGCTTGAAATAGACTTATTGAGAAAACAAGGCGTAACAGCAAGCGAAATAGCGAATGCAAGGGCTAGAATGGAAACATCATTAACAAATAAAGTTAATGATGAGATAGTCCAAGGAGATCAAAAAATATTTGTTCTAAGAATGAAATTAAGAGATTTAGAGCAGGAAATATTAGACAATAAGAGAGCTGGAGCGGCTGGTTCTGAATTTATTTCACGAAAAGAATTAAAAAGAACAGAGGGAGAAATAGAGGCAATAGAAGAAAGAAATGAGACACGTAGGACATTTTTAGATATATTGAATCAAGAAGAATCAGCTACAGATGAATCAATCAAATCAACCGATGAGGACACTAAGAGTAAAAAGAAAAATACGATTACGCTACGAGATAACAATGATGAGCTTAGAAAAAGAATTGAATTAATAAGTAATGAGAGAAATATACGTCAAGAAATACGCCAATTAGAAGAAGAATCTGTTGCGGATGATGTAAACAGGTTTTCTAATGATGAATTAGCGAAGCAACGTAAATCGGCAACAGAAACAGGTCAGGTAAACGTCGATGTTCTTGAATCAATTATTGAGGAAGAATTTGAACTAAGAAGAAAAGCAGCCGAACAACAAGCAGAATTTGACATTAAAAACCTTACCGAAAACCTAAAAGCTGAAAGAGAATTAGCTATTCAATCCATTGACGAAGAACGGGATGAATTACTTAAGCAAGAAAAACTAACAGAAGCTGAACGGGTAAGTATTAATGAATCATTCCAACAACGTAAAGATGAAATAAACGCTGAATTCATTGAAAAGGAGAGGTTAGTATCTCTTGAAAGGATTAAGATAGAGCTGGAACTTAAACGGGAACTTAACGCTATAAGTGAATCGGAACAAGCGAGATTAAATGAAGTAAATGATGAGCTTTACGATCTTCAAAAAAAATACGCCGACGATCAAAACACGCTTATCCGAGATCAGGCTGAGGAAGCCGAAAGAATACGCGCAGAAGCTGAGGAAAAAGAAAAAAAACGCATCCAGGAACTCGCTGAATTCAGGAAGAAAACAATAAGCGATGCGATAGATGAAATCAAAAAGGAGTCGGAAGAGCGTGAAAAGTTGCTTGATAAACGTATTTCAGATGAACAACGGTTCCAGGATCAATTGCAAGCACAGGCGAACGCTGGAAATATTCAGGCGCAACAATCAATTGCAGCAAGTGAAGCAGCAGAGCAAAAAGCGACGATTGCCAAGCAGGAGGAAGCCGAACAGCAGAAACGGCTTGATGATCTGAAAGTATTCTATCAGCTAATTGAATCGAACCTCGAAAAAGCAAAAGCGGACGGTACAAGCCCTCTAGCGGCCATAGCCAAAGCGATCGCCCAAACAGGAATCGTTAAGGGCGCAGCGAAGGTTATTTCCGGTATCCCGGGGTTCTTTAAAGGAACGAAAGGAAAACTTAGCGATGAAATGGCCCCGAATATTAACACAGGTTCCGATCCTGACAACCGGTTAGTTCGACTGGCAGGGAATGAAATGGTATTAAACGGTGGCTTAGTAAGCAAGGCAGAAAAGGCCGGCCTAAGAACAACAGATGATATATTGGATTCCGCTCTGATGTTCAGGCGTATGAACATGGGGGAAATGAACATGGGTACGCGATTGCTTGTTTCTAAGAAATCACCTGATAAGACGGAGTTATACCTTAAACAACTTGTAAACATAATGGATTCGAAAGAAGAATTCCGGTTAGACCCAATAATTGTAAAAGGGATAGCGGTAGGAGTAGCATCGTCAAGCAAGAACGGGAACATAGAGAAGTACAATAAATTTATTCCGAGAAAATAATATGGGAAGTCTAAAGTTAATTGCCCCTTGGGGAGAAATTCACCCCGAAGAATTAAACGAACTTGGTTTTAAATCAACGTTTGGGAAAAGACCATCGCAGGTGTTATTGTCTTTCGATCAGCTTACTCTTGTTGGGGAAGATCGAGAACAGATATACCAATCAATATACTTTGGACAAGGCAGATTTGAAGGTATACCGATACAATGTATCTCCGATTCAGGCGTACAATCGCAGTACTACCTTTCAATGAGGGGCCTTGTATTTACCGACAATAGCGTAAAAGTAAGGTGCATACCTCGAAAGGGGAATCTTCATTTCTTTGAGAAAGCCGACAACCTAAGCTGGGAGGTAATAAAGAATGAGGGCTTTCTTCCTGAATCAATGTCTGTAAAAGTGCCTTATTTGATCGTAAAAGATGATTTGGTAATCAACTCAATCATATTGGCGGTTACATCGTACTCCATGATAATGGAGATAGCAAGGACGATTAAGTCAATTGGTGACTTAGCGGGCGATGCGCTTGATGTATTAGGAACAGGCGTATTAGCTACTATCGCAAAAGCGATTGTGCTTGCGGTATACTTGGCTACGCTTATCATAGCATTGATAAACCTAATTAACCAACTGGTTCAACTATTTTTTCCAAAACTTCGGAACCTACGGGCAACTTCTGATTATGTCCTTATCCGTCAAGCTTGCGAATACCTTGGATATACTTTGGACAGCGAACTTCTGTTATCATTGCAAAATCAACATACCTTACCAATACCGATAATAAACGAGATTCGCCCGTCTATTTTTGAGTTCCTGCCGGATGAACTTGGTGACGGGTTCAATTATTGGTATCCGACAGTTTCAGACACCGTGCCAACGCCAGTAGCATTAATAGCTGAAATTGAAAAACAGTACAATGCTGAAACTGTTGTATATGATGGGGTAGTTAAGATTGAAACACGGTCGTACTTCATGGCAAACGCTATGACCTCAGTTCCAAACGTGCTGAATAAGCAGGACACGCGAGAAATGGAATGGACGTACAACGACGATGAGGCATGGAAGAGGAAGATACTACGATGGACTATTGACTATGCCGATAAACACACGGCCGATAACTTCTACAAGAATGCCACAGAACTTGATACGCGGCCTGTGACGGTCGTTAACCCTGATTTGGTAGAGATAACCAACTACCATGAAGAAACGTTCTCGTTCGCGCTTGGACAGCGTAAAAACAAATTGAATAGGGTAGAGGAAACAGTACGAATAATATTCAAGATAGCCGATTCGATAGTTGATATTTTCGCGCCTAATCCCGGCTTTGAAAACAAAATACTTGACAGGAAAGGATGTCTTATTATTTCCGATCAAAACTATAGCGTGACGAAAAAACTTTGGCTTAACGTTTCGGGAGGCGTAGGTAAACAACCTATTGACTTTATCGACTATTTGTCGCCCAGTTACATTTATGACACTTACCACAAGGACTATGAAGTAAAAACAAACTCAAAAATGGTAGTCGTTGGATCTCCTGTACCAATGACTGATTATAAGTATCATTTGTTCGCTAAAAACAAATACATTGTGCTTGAAGATACCGGAGAAGTGGTAGAATTGCTTTCAGCAGATTGGAAAGACAGACAGTCCGAATGTATTATTGATTATCAAAAATTCGATAATTCAGGGTTCAACACGGAGACAGTGAAAATTTATTAGGTTTATTATTATGTTAAATAGACAATTAGGGGGTTGTAAAAAAGCCCCCTTTCGGGGGCTTCTAATCTAAACAAAAATAAGCAGTATCATTTCCCAAATAGTTTTAATGTATTTCCAAAATCCTTTAGTTGGGGTTGGTTCTACTTTTTCAGATTCTTTTATCTGAGTTCCGTCTTCGTAGTAACTTTCGATAGACTGGTAGTTGACTGTTTGCTTTCCAGATCCTTCACAAAAGAAGTTGTTAGATTTTCCGGAGAATTTGGTGCCGTTAAAAACTTGTGTTCCCATAATCGTTATTATTTCGTTTTGTTATACACCAAAGATATGCAAACATTTTTAATATGCAAACATTTATTTGTTAAAATTTATATTTTTTTCTTTGGCCGTCCTAGGGACGGCTCAGGAATATTATTGGCCTTTCTATATTCGATTTGGGCGTTTACCGCCTCTTCTATGGTTTTAAATAGTCCTAGATAAACCTGCTTTCTATCTACGTTAACAGAAGATCTAAATTTTTTCCCCCAAGGACGTACGCCCTTAGGTAAATTTGTCAGCCAGTCAGGATAAATATACTCAGTTCCGATCCTTTTACCGGTAAAGCCACTATACACAGGCTTAGTTCCAATGTGATGTAATTTTGACATAAATTTAATTTTTTTAAATAGGGCCTACAATTGTAGGCCCTATTGGTGTTACTATTTATTATTCTTCATTTTTTTACGGGCTTCGTGTTCATATCGCATTCCTACGATAAAATAGGGAGCTTTCAGCCTATTGTTTCGGTATCTTGATAAATGAGCTTGGGCGGCAGCCGATGGATTGATAAGCATTTGAGTTGATTTTTCAGCCGGGTTAGAACCGTGAGCGATCATAGCGTTTACTACCATTCCCCGGTACGTAATTCGTAGATTAATATCTAATCCGGTTAATTTTCTTGTTGCGTTCATTACTTTTATTTATTAGTTAATAACTGATTACCATACAAAGATATGCAAACATTTTTAATATGCAAACATTTATTTGTTAAAATTTATATTTTAACATTTGGAGGGACCTGGAAAGTTATTTAACATAATACGGGTCTTGCATAAAGTTCTCGTATTAAATTCATAAATTTGAATTATGAACGTACACCAAAACATAGCCGCATCACTTGAAAGTCTTGCTAATGGGCTAAAAGAATCGTTGAGCGGTCTTTCAGGAAATATTATTCCTGCTGAGGTAACAGCGAAAGCAACTGCCGAAGAACGTGTATTAATCAATCGGATAAACATAGCTTTCAAAGAAGCTATAAGTTCAATGGACGTGAACGCGTTGGAGAAAATTCAGAAAGAGGTAGCAGAATTAAACACAAAAATTAGCCAAAGATGATTGAAGTAATAGGAAAGGGATTCACTGATTTTCAAGGCAGGGAAACATCGTTTCTTTTGGGGAACACTCCCGATCCTATGAGTTTTTACGTTGATTTCAACGTTGATTTTTCAGTAACATTGTCTTTTAACGTTACCGTTCTTAAAAACGGAAATACCCTAAGCCTTACCAATGGGCAGTGGAGTGATTTTGGTTTTGTTGCAGGATCAACGGTCACCGGAACATATGGAGCGAACACAATTCCGGGGAGCGTAACGGTAGACTTTATTGATGGGGCTATAATGGTAGTTACAGGAGCGACTCTCCCCGGTTCCGACATGGAATATTCTGAGGGAAAAATATCTGCTGCTATCGTACCTGATTCAATTGAATTCTACTTTAATCTTGTTCGGAATTCAAGTTCAGGGAGTATCTATTCTCTTATTGATGGAGAGGTGCAACGATTCAATATCGATTCGTCCGGTTTAGCAGAACTTGACCCAAGTATTGCATTTTCGCAGATCGGAAATAAATCGGGGGGGTCTACAATGTTCCCGACTCTCGAAAGATTATCGGATGATTCTTTAGGCAGAAGGGTATACCGAATATTCTCCGGCTTTCAGATATGGACGTTTTTTCCGGGAAATATTTTTGATGCAAACGAATGCGTGAAAGCGTTTATTCAGATCGAAGTCCTACCTCAATACAATAATCCATCTACGAAACTTTTAAAGACAACAACGGAACTCGGAAACACAGGGTTTCTTGGTGAGAATTTTAATGGGATTACACCCGCGTATTCTGTATTGAGCACTACATGGACAACTACGGACGATGAGGCTATGGAGGGGATGGATTATACTAGACCGTCTAAATTTACGGTTGAAATAGCTGGATTTTTCAGTGCATCGTCAAAATTCAATTTTGGCTGGTATTATTTACCGAATGACGAAAGCATCTACAAGAACCTTCCGAATCCCATAAACAACAACCTAATGGAGTTGCATTTTGATGCTCCATTAGACTTGGTTACTCCGTATAATCTTGTCGGTAATTTGAACAGCTCCGGTTGCGGCATCGAGGTAAACGATCTCTATTTTGATTACTCCGGTTCTGTTCTTACGGTAACGGGTATGATCTCACCATTCGGAAGCTTTACAAGCTATATTTCGGATCGTCCGGATGATAGAGACTTTAAGATGTGGGTAAGATGCGAAAATCCAACGCTAACAGACACCTTTATAAACCCCGTTAACCTAGATTTAGGCGGAACCATGGAAAAGTTCAGCCCTCCGCTTGGAGAATACGAAGGTGTATCATTTGTCGTATATGGACATGACGAAGAGCCAAGAGCACGTTTTTTCACCGAAGATGATATAAGGGTAAGAACACAATTTTTACTTCCTAAAGACGAAAGATATACCTCATTGAGGGGGTCGGTTGTTGCAAGGAATACCACGGAAGACACCGAATTTGAATTGGAAAACTTCACTATCCCAATTGACCCTTACCCAACACTAACAGACGGTACTATCCCAATAAATTACACAGCCCAAAGAAATTTCAAACTAAGCCCCGAGAATCCACATAATACTATAGTCGTTGAGCGGAATACGCTTATTGATGATACCCTTTTTTATGGTATGACGATGGATTATTCATTATTGCTGCGATGGGAATATTGGTTGCAGCAGATGAACGCTAACATTGAGTTTTTCGGGTCTCAAACTAAAAACTGGCAAATCTATCAGACTGCATTTTGGAGTGTTTATTTTAAATTCGAAATAGTTACTCCCGTTGGAACATTCAAAAACTATAAAGTAATACCGATTCACCAGTACGACGATTGGGACGGAACTAGCGTTTTTACCTATTTCCGGCTTGATGGAACACCTATAACAAAGCCGTTAGCAAATGAGCAGATACGCGTAGTATGCACACACACGCCGTCTGATAGCCTTTTGTTTGGCGTAGCTTACAAGTGGGCACAAATGACTATAGAACCTACCGAAAGCTCTCCAAGATGGGATTTATCAAGCGTTTATCCGTTCGGGAATGTTCCTCAAAATCCACTAAGCCCCTTGGATGGAGAAGACGGGGTTAAAATCACCGTAACGGGAACGACAATAGTAACTGAATGCCTTTTCGATCCATCAAAAGTAACGAATCCCTCAGCGATTTCATTCACAGGAGAGGTTTACGCCATAATCAGGACAAAAGAACCGGCAGATGATATAACATTTAATGGCTCTCCATGGATAGTAAACGGGTATACTGAATCAGTTTCTATTTCCGGCTAGATGGAACACCGTTTATCATTAGTATTTTCCGTTTGTCATAAAATATAAATTAGAGTGTTTTTATGATGTATATTTGACGAACAGGGAAAGCCCCTAAAATGGATGGTTGGCGGAATTGGTAGACGCTATACAAAGGAATGAAGGTAGGTTCGAGTCCTCCCGTGAAACTGTCGGGGAAGCGATGCTTTGAGTGGTTTGTGAGCGCCTTTGTATGATTGAGTACGTATAGAATGCAGGTTCGAATCGTGCACCATCCACAAAAAGTAACATAATTTATGTTATGTTAAATAGAGCCAAAAAACCCAGTGTTTATGCGGGTTTCAAGAATTTTGCAGTAAGAAAATTATGTTAAATAACATTTTATCAAACGGAGAAACGGCGCTATAATGTTACCCTTAAACTAGCAAAACGCAACCGTTTCTTTTCTGTATCAAAATGGTGTTAGTCTACATCTACCCAAAAAGCGAAGTTACCGCCTTTCTTTGGGTAAACCTTGACACCATTAACAGTTCGGAATTTACAGATTATAAGTTTCTGTAAATGTCCTTCGTGAAATCTATATTTCATGGTAGCAGATTAATTGGCTTGCTTTATTATAGGTCAAAGGCTCCAAGGTCTAAAGATGGAGCAGCAGCCGGTTACCTTGTCCAAACTTTTTGGACATAAAAAAAGCCCCAGTTCTTAAGACCTACTGGGACTCTTAATTTTAAATTTTATTACTAGATGATGAACTAATGTTTATCCGATCCCTAGAAATATTAGATTTCACAAAGCGAAGATATATTCTTCCCTCCTATTATCAAAACGTTTATGATAAATGGTAAATAATAGTGATGGACGGTTTTATCCATTATGTTAAATAGTGCATAAAATGAAACGGCCTCCATTACAGAAGCCATTTCACCAGGTTATTCAACATCCACCCAAATCGGGAAAAATCTCGAACTTTTAGGATAGACCCTCACTCCCTTTACAGTAATCCAGCGTCGAAAAATTAATTTCTGCTCTTTACCGTCTTTGTGTCTTCTATCAGTCATAAAACTTTGTGACGTTAGTTTCGGAAACTGTTTATATAGGCCCTGCCTCATGGTTCGAATATGCTGCATAGTTTCCGGTTTAAACCCCGGATGAACCTTTCACCCTCTAATATTTTAAGGACATAAAAAATCCCGGCATAATTTTCGAACCTTGCCGGGATTAATATGTTGCAACTTTTCGCTTGTTTTTCACATCGCTACGAGCTGAACGAAGACAACACAAATGTATAACAATATTCCTTAGCCATACCCTGACTATGACAAACGGTAAAAAACAATGATGAACAATTTTCTATTTAACATAATTAACTATCTTCACGTCATGAAAAAGATATTGAACATAATTTGGAACTACTTGGTTTTGGCAGTTTTATTCCTGGTGTACTTGCTTTGTCGGCAATTGTATGTTTTGGCGTTTTGGCGCGGAATGCCAAATTTCAAATACTGGCTTAAAGACG